ATTTTGTATATCCTCTTTTGTTCTTTACCTCTTGCAACTTCTCGGCGGTGAGTTGCAAAAAGAATTCATTTGTGAAATTTTTGTTATAGTGAAAATATCCCTCGCCAGCTTCTTTTATGCTTAGCAACCTAAAAAACTCGCTTTTGCCTTTGAATGTGCCTATGTTTATCAGCCTAACGCCTTTTTTTAGCACTCTTACTTTATTTAAAAATTCTACTTTTTGGCTCGCTTCGCTTGCGCCTTTTGATGCTATGAAATTTGGCGCTAAGCTCACAAAATCATAAACTCGGCTGGAGTTAAAGCCACTATCAATTAGTGCTAACGTAGTGCTTAGGATTTTGCCGTCCTCTCTTTTGAATTTGCGCTTTAGCTCCCTAAAGAGCTTTTGCCAAACTTCATCTTGATCGGTATTGCCATAAATTTGCTTATAATCGATGTTATATGCCTCATAACCCTTACACCAGCCGATAAAGATAACCTCAACGCGGTTTCCTTGTATATCCACACCAGCAGTTACAAAGCTTATATTTTGTGATAAATTTTGATCGTCATACTCTTCGATCCTATCCAAAAGCTCATTTTCGTTAAAGCTTGTGTTTGGTGGCTCATAGGCTAGAGCCTCGATCGTGTTTTTGAATGTTTGAATTTTTAGCTCGTCGCCTTTTGCATCAAGGTAGGTTTTTACGATCTCGCTCATTTTGTAAAAAGGGCTGTATATGGCGTTTAAGAAAAAGCCTGCTATTTTTGATTTTGGATTTTGTGCGACCCAACGCCCATTTTTTACGGCTTCGTTCTTGTCTTGCTCGCTTAGCAGGCTACCGCACTCGCTACATTGATATTTTACGCTTTCGTTTATTAGTTCTTTGTGTTCGTCTAGCTCGTATATGATGCGCTCGAATATTAGTTTTTGTTCGTGCTGACAAAAAGGGCACTTTACAAAAAATAGCCTTTGATCGGAGTTTATAAATTCTTTCTCGATCGTGCTAGCGCCTGAAATGGTAGGCGTCGAGCTTATGACTATTTTGCGGTCGTAAAATGTAGCTGTCCGCCTTTGTGCTAGCTCTATGCTGTCGCCCTCTTTAGTAGCCTCGCATCGATCCGCCTCATCAACTAGCAAAACTTTTATAGGCTTACTTGCTAACTTTGATGGCGAGTTTGAGCCAACTAGGGCTAAATTTCCGCCCCTAAAGTTTTTAATAAGTATTGTATTGTTTGCGTCGTTTGCGTTGATTAGCTCGCTTAGCTCGTGCGTATCTCGAAACATCGGAGCTAAACGCCTCTTTGAGTAGTCCTCTGCGTCGTCTTTGTTGGGTAGCATAAACAAAATAGTGCTTGGCTCTTGGTGGATGTAATAACCCAAAACATTATTTATTAGCTCACTCTTGCCTAGCTGTGACGCCCATAGCAAAATGACCTTTTCACGTTTTGGATTTGAAATTTCGATCATAGGCTCACGCTGATAAGAAAAAGCCTTAAATTTTCCAAAGCTTGATGAGCTTTCTTTACTCAAAAATCTATATCGCTCCGCCCACTCTAGCAAATTTAAGCGAGGCTTTATAAAAATGGATTTTGCAAAGATTTCTATAATTTTACTCATTGATTTGTCTATAAATTTAAAAAAGGGGCTTTTGAAGTGATAACCGATAACAAGCGTATTATACCCTTTATTAGGTTATTTTGCAAATAAAACGAGTAATTTTTAAGCTATCTTTTAGCTTTTTATCTTTTTGAATTTTTCTTTTTAAGCCTTTTTTCAAAAAAACAAATTTTAAAAATCCAAAAGCCAACTTTCTATAACTAAAAAACGATAACGAAGTGCCTAAAAAACGATCATAACCCCATTTTTTCCGCGGTTTGCCACCGCATCTAAAAATAAGGGATGAGGAGGACCCATGAGAATTTTTTACTCTATCACGCCACTATTAAGAGATGGGATTTTTAATTGATACTTAAAACGTATTTGTAAAAGGTCATAAATATAGCGATAAGCTCGGCGATTATTGCTCTTTTTTCGGCATAGATATATCCTTTATATTCAGCGGAGATTAAGCCGAAATATATGCCGTATTTGTCGGAGCGACTGATTAATTGTTGTTTAGCTCTCTGATCATATATCTTTTTATTATGTTATTAGCATCTGCTATCAATGATAGCGTATCTATATATTGGCGTTCCTCTAACTCTCTAGCTTTGTCTGGCTCACTCCCCAGAAGAAAGGCGTATTCATAGGTTACAAAGTCCAATGACAACATTATATCTTCTAATTTTTTTATTATTTCGTCATCATCAAACAAATATGCATAGTCTGCTTGGTACTTTGATATTCTTGATCTTATTTGCCCCCACTGCGTCTTGCCATAGAATTCGCCATCATGCACGACGCCTAAATTTAATGGGCTAAGTTCATGATATATCTTATTAAATTCTTTTACCGCTTCTACTTGCATACTAAAAAGTATCTCTACTTTTTTTAACTTGCTTTTTTCTCGCTCAATATTTTTTACATTATAAGCAGTATAAAAGCTAACAAATATCGCGAGAAGTGACATAAACGACGTTATCGTTTGTTGATCCATCTTATTGCCCCTAAATTTTTACTTTTTTTTCGCGCCTTTACATACGTTCTCACACGGCACGCCGTCGCCATCTCGGTCAAAACTACTGCGTCCGCACTCTTTTAGATAGTGGTAGGCTTCGGCGCAGCTAGTCATCTGCTTACAATACCGCTTAGAGCAGTCAAATTTATCGGCGGCAGTCGCTACCACCGCCAAGAGAAAAATCAAAAGTAGATTTTTCATTCTAGAGGTAGTATTTTGCATTTGCTGTCGCATTCTAAAAACAAGACGCCATCATAAAGCATATCATCGGTATATACTCCTAAACTATACTTATTTATAAGCTCTTGCAAATTTGACAAGCTATAATAAACCCACGTCTTACCATCTTTGTCTTTTATATCTATTACTTTCTCACTAAGCTTTAAATTTGCATCTATACTTTTGGCTTTTGCTGGATTAGCCGCCTTTAAGTTCGCCACTCTATCAGCTAACGTGCTCATTGCGTTTTGGTAGTTGGCGTCCAACTCTTGCATGTCTTCTTTTTTGTTGTCTCCAAATTTTATTTTGCCATCGAGCCTTTTATAGTATGAGTAGTCTCTACCCTCATCATATAAACTACATTTTGCGTCATTCATCGCCTGCATATCTGGCATTTTGCCACCTAAGCATTTATCCATAAATTCCTTATATGGCTTTTGCATCACTTTTAAATACTCCATTGTTAGGCTTTTAGCGCTATCATCATTCGCGCCAAAGCCAAGCACCGCAGCCGATAAAACGGCAAAAACTATCTTTTTCATCTTTACTCCTTTAAACTATGCTTTTTATGACTTTACCTATGATCCTAAAATGCTCTTGTGTTTCGTTTATATCGATCTCGTAGCTTGCGAAATTTGGATTTACTGAGATGATCTTTAGCTCGCCTTTAGGGCTTAGTTGCAGTACTTTCACCATTAGCTGGCCGCTAAAATTTACGACATAAAGCCCATCGCCCCTAAACTCGCCATCATCACAAAATATAACCCAGTCGCCATCATGTAGCATCGGTAGCATACTCTCGCCACTTATCTCAATGGCATTTAGCTCTTTTTTAGGCGGTGTTTTAAAAAATGCCTTGGCAATCGGCATCAGCTCGCCAGTCTCGTAAGCTTTGATGTCGTCGATCTCGTTGCCGCCGCCTGCGCTTGCCTTGTAGGCGGTTATTTTTTTAATGTTATATGGCTTTAAATTTGGTGTATCTATTAACTCGCTTGATGTGCTCGTTTCGTCACTAGATGCTAAATGTGTATATTTGAGTATATTTTTTTCAGGTATTTTGCCTCTTTGTTTCCACACATCTAGCGTATTTTGTGCCACTCCTAAAAAATCCGCCAACTCTTTATAAGTTTTTAAATTCTGCTCTAATAGCCATTTATCAAGCATTTGTTTAGCTTCATTTATCATCTTTTGCTCTTTTCTACTCAAAATTTTATTTTATATCTTGACAAATCTACTCATTTGTCATATAATTCACTCATCAATAAAACAATTATAGCAAAAAGGGTAAAAAATGATGAGAAACAAGACGCCAAACAAAAAGACAAAACAAGAGGTGTAAGATGAAAACACTAGCGCAACTTATATACGACAAAACAAGATGGACGCTAAAGGCTTATTGCGAGATGAGGGGAATAGCTTATTACGCACTTAGTGGCGGATATGTGAGTAAGGCAAACGCAAAAATACTAGAAAGCGATGGTATCGACTGGCGAAGTGCATCAAACGCCAAAGTAGGCGATGGCACGTGTGCAGGCACTATCTATCTAAATAAAAACAAAGCAAGCTAAAAGAACAACAGATGAGCCAAAAAGATAGAAATATAGGCGAAATTTTAGCTTTTATTGACGCGATGGCGGCGCTTGGCTATGAGGTCGAGCTAACAAAAGATGGCAATTTTAAAGGTATGAGAAAGGCTAAAAGATGCGATACGAGATATTAGAAAAGCTAGATCAGTTTTTCAGCGTAAAAGAGCATTTGGAGCGATTGGATGAGGGATTGAGGCAGCTAAAAGATGAGCGTAAAAGCTCGCTTGAAACGCTGGAGCGACTAACGGATGAGCTTAAAGACGTTTTGAAAAAGGAGAAAGAATGCTAACGCCAAATCTTTTATTCTTATTTATGCTCTGCGTTGCAGTTGTGGCATTGATTTATACAAAATAGTTTTAGTTGGTCGTTGAGACCTAGAAAAAAATAAAAGGATTGATTTTGAATTTTAGCACTGGGATTGATGCTTATCGTTTCATTTTGTCAAAGTCGAGCTTTTTAAAATTTATGCGCAAGATCGAGCTTAATACGAAGCTTCGCAGCATAAACCGAAACAAAGCCATAACGACTTACGTGAAAGATAAATTTAAAAACGATAAGCCCTTAATAATGCCAGTTGGCAACGAATTTAAAATCCGATATGTGAGCTTTAAAAAGGGTGTGACGAGCCTTACAAACTCGATGATCGTTATCGAAAACTCAAACGAGCTAAACGATCTTTGTAAAAAGCGTAAAAAGCCCTACGGCTACTATATAAAAGTGGTATTTGCAGGGCTTTATCAGCCTAGCCGTGAGATTTTTAAGGAGACGTATAAAGTGCTAAGTAAATTTTTGCGTCGCTTCAAACCTTACGAGTGGGATATAGCTCATGATTTTCAGTGCGACGAGCATGCAGGATCAAGCTCAAAAGAGTGGCTTAAAAAGCGCCTTGATCGTTTTGGAGACAAGTTCATAAGCTACAAGAGCACCATTTACGCCAACGCCTGCTATGAGCGTTTTTATGGGTTAAAGAAAATTTGCTTTTATGACAAATTCGAGAAGCAAACAAACTACCATCATCAAAAGCTAGATGAGAGCTTAAAAGGGTGGCATAGGCTAGAGCTTACTTTTAAGCTAAAGGATAAATTTATCGATCACGCAGAATATGACCGCTTGGCGGAGTATGTGGCGGTAATGGACGAGATGATCAATCGCTTAACTGGCAATGCCTACCCTTACGGCGTTGATATTGGCGTGCTTGGCGAGCAAGTGGCTTTTATAAAAGATAACAGACGTCATTTATCTTTTACAAAATCCGCATAAAAGGCAGAGTATGTTTAAGACACAAAAAGNNNNTGCCTTTTATTTAGCAGGCAAAGCACAAGATAGGGCTAAGCATATCTTTAGCTCGAAATTTAGCTTTTTCGTGCCAGTTTTGGAGTTTGGCGAGCTTGATATAAGCCGCGACGAGGCTATGAAAAAGTGTTTTGGTGAGCTTAAAAAGTGCGATTTTCTCTTTATCGCCGACGTGCTTTACAACGATAAAAGCAAAGGGATAAAAGAGGAGTACGAATTCGCAAAAGCCAATCATATATGTGTAGTTTTTGAGAATTTGCAGATCAAAGAGCGATTTTTAAAGGGTGAATGATGAAAATAGAAAAAATAAATTATATGAGCTACAAGGATGCGGCAGCGATGCTAAATTTAAGCATCATAACGATCAAAAAATGGGCGCAAAAAGGCATCATAAAGCGCTACGCCGTAACTGCTAGAAGTGTCTTTGTTGATCGCGATGAGATTTTAGAGCTTATCAAGAGCAAAGGGGCATAAGATGGACGTTTTAGACCAAATAGTAGCCGATGACTACGCTATTTATAACGGCGATAGCTGCGAAGTGATAAAGGGCTTTGAGGATGAGAGCGTGCATTATATTATCTACTCGCCACCATTTGATAGCCTTTATACTTATTCAAACTCGGATCGCGATATGGGTAACTCGGACAAAGGCGAGTTTATGGTGCATTTTGAATTTTTGGCTCGTGAACTCTTTAGGGTGCTTAAAAGTGGGCGCTTGATGAGTTTTCACTGCATGAATTTGCCATATTCTAAATTTAAAGATGGTTATATCGGCATCCGTGATTTTAGAGGTGAGCTTATAAAGCTTTTTGAGAGCGTGGGGTTTATTTTTCACTCTGAGGTGTGTATCTGGAAAGATCCAGTTGTAGCACAGCAACGCACTAAAGCGCTCGGACTACTACATAAGCAGATCGTAAAAGATAGCGCGATGTGTAGGCAAGGTATAGCCGACTATCTCGTCACAATGAGAAAGCCAGGCGACAATGCCGAGCCGATAAGTGGCGGCTTTGATCACTACGCAGGAGATGGCACGCCGATCACAGCTAAATTTGACGAGACTAAAGGCAACCTCAACAGAGGCAGCATCGAAGTATGGCAAAGATACGCAAGCCCAGTATGGATGGATATAAATCAGTCTAATACTCTATCACTGAAAGGCAGTAGAGATGACAACGACGAGAAGCATATATGCCCTTTACAACTTGACGTTATCGAGCGCGCCTTACAGCTTTGGAGCAATGAAAATGACATCGTATTTACTCCGTTTCTTGGTATCGGATCGGAGGTTTATCAAGCTCTAAAAATGAGACGTAGAGGCATAGGCATCGAGCTTAAGCCGTCTTATTTTTATGCCGCTCGTAAAAATTGCGAGCTTGCACTTCGTGAGCGAGGCGAACAAAGCTTATTCTAGGGGCTAAAAATGGATGATAAATTTGAGCCATATAGGCAAAAAGCTAAAGACGCTTGTAAAGATGAGATTAAAAAATATATCGCTTTAAATAAAGCGCTCTTTTTATCAAGGCTTGGCAAAAAAGAGATGGATTTATTAAGGAGTGATTTTGAGATCACGAGGCTTAAGACGCTATCAAAACTCATGGCGTCGCTTAGTCTAGAAGAGCATTTTGAGATTAGGGATTTGATAGTTGATGATGGCGAGATTAGATCCTTGCCTGATTTTTTTCAAAGTTGCTTACATTAAGGATAAAAAATGAGTGTTTTGGATTATGAAAGTTTTTTAAGACAAAAAGAGAAAAAGATAAATTTCAAAAGCGTTGATATAAAAAGAGAGGATTTGCATAGCGCGCTCTTTGAGTATCAAAAGGATTTAGTATATTTAGCCCTTAAAAAAGGGCATTTTGCAATATTTGCGATGACTGGTAGTGGCAAAACAGCCATGCAAGGCGAGTGGGCTTATAGAGTGTGGCAAAAAGAGCATAAGCCAGTGCTTATCATCGCTCCTTTAGCGGTCGCTCATCAAAGTATCGATGAAATCAAAGAGCTTCTAGGTTATGAAGTTAAATTTTGTGAGAGCAGCGAGGATGTTATCAATGGCTTAAATATCACAAACTACGAAAAGCTGGATAAATTTAACCTATATGAGTTTGTGGGCGTTGTGCTTGACGAGAGTAGCCGCATAAAAAGCTACACATCAAAGAGTAGAGATATGATCATAGAGGGCTTTAAACACACGCCTTATAAGCTCGCTTGTAGCGCTACACCATCGCCAAATGATTACACTGAGCTAGGCAACCATACTGAATTTTTAAATGTTATGAGCCTTAGCGAGATGCTGGCGACTTACTTTATCCATGATGGCAGCGACACATCGAAATGGATATTAAAAGGTCATGCACAAAAGCCGTTTTGGCGTTTTGTAAGCTCTTGGAGTGCGTTTTTTACAAAGCCTAGCGATCTAGGATATAGTCTCGATGAAGACTCTAAATTTAAACTACCGCCTCTAAAAATGCACCATATCGAGGTCGAGCATCAGCCAAAAACTTCACTTTTTGCAACCTCAGCGCAAACACTAAGCGAGAGGCGAGAGGCAAAAAAAGAGAGCCTAGAGGATAGATGCGAGGCGGTCGCTAATATCGTAAATAATAGCGATGAAAACTATCTTATATGGTGTGAGCTAAACGACGAGGGCAAATTACTAAAAGAGCTAATAGCTGGCGCAGTTGAGATCAAAGGTAGTGACACGGATGAGTATAAGGCTAAGATGATGAGCGACTTTGCAAATGGCAAGATAAGAGTACTCATCACAAAGCCAAAGATCGCAGGCTTTGGTATGAACTGGCAAAAATACTGCAAAAACGTAATATTTGCAAGTCTTAGCGATAGTTTCGAGGGCTTTTTTCAAGCGCTGCGCCGAGTATATAGGTATGGACAGAAAAAAGAAGTTGATTGCTATATCGTGACAAGCGAGGCAGAGATAAACGTACTCGCAAACATCAAGCGAAAAGAGGATGAATTCTTAAAAATGGTGAGCAGTGTGATCGATGAGACGCGCGCGCTGGTGCTTGACGAGATAAAGCAGATCGCGCAAAACAAGACAGAGTATAAGCCAAATATCAAAATGGCACTACCTAAATTTTTAAATCACGCATCATAGAGGAGTTGAAATGTATAAATTTATTGACGGACAAAAGGCGAGGTTTTGGAGTAAATTTTATTATGTTAGTAGTGACGGCTTTATCGTCTCAAAAGTAGGCGGCAAAGTAGTAGATATTGCTTGGATCAAATACGACTTAGGAGCTTAAAATGACTTTTGATGATGCGGTCGCGCTATTTCACTCACGCGACAAAATAGATCGCAAGCTAGACGTTAGGACATTGCGCCCTAAAAATGAAGTGATAGCAGAATTTAATAAGAAGCTTGATGAGTACTGGCAAAGCGTACTTGACACGAGATTAAAAGATAAATTCGCAGGCAAAGAGACGTTAGTACTACAAATTTTAAAAGGGATAAGGCTCAATGAAGTATCTTAAAATACTTAACCTTTTTGCAGGACTTGGCGGCAATCGCAAGTTTTGGGATGATGTGGCAAGAGAAAAAGGCATAAACATAGAGGTAACAGCCGTTGAGTTTGATCCTGAAATAGCAAAGGCTTACACAAAGCGTTATCCAAACGACAACGTGATAGTAGGTGATGCTTGGGATTATGTTGCGAAGAACTACTTAGATTTTGATTTTATATGGGCTAGCCCTCCGTGTCAAAGTCACAGCAGGCTAAATTTTTGTAATAACTCACGCAA